GCTTGGTAATTATTACCTTGAACAACTTCAACGCTGTCTTTTTTACCTCCTATTTCTATTCCGAATATTTTCATAAATTAATCATAAATTGAACTTGGTGCGTTACCATTAACCACCATTCGACCCTCTTCAACTAAATTCAAACCTATTTCACTCGTGTTTGGGTCAACTATAATTGGGTCAGGACTTTCGTAAACCTTGTATGTATATTGTCCTATTATTAAAGTCAAGTCAACGCCTTCCTCTAAAGTGAATAAATTGTATCTATAAGTGTAAGGTGACGTGTCAACGCCAACCCAGTAAATCGGTTGTGACTCCGTGTTAAATTCGTTCTCAAAGACGAACAGCCAAACGGGAGTAGTTATGGTTGCATTCTCACTTAATGTTAACACAAAAGTATTTATTTCGCCTTTCTCTAAATAAATCATCTTATTAAATAATAGGTATTAATACGTGTTTGTTATAAAACAAAAAACCCCCGACATAAATCGAGGGTCTTAAGTTGTTTGCGTGTTTTATATTACCGTAGGAATTACGTCAGGGTCTACTTCATAGGCGAGATTTTCCGCTTCAGATGTAAGTACCAAACTGTATTTAGAACCGTCAGCTTTCGCCGTTCCTGAGCCTTCGCCGTAAGCAGTTACTTGAACTTTCTCAAAGTACCAATACTTTCCGTTTCCATCAAGAACGATAACCGCAAGGTCTCTTTGACCTTCGCCAAGGATTTTGATTGCTCTTGACTTCGCGCCTTCTCTTCTGTGGAACATTAAGTTAATTGTCTGAGTAACGAACGAAGACCCGTTAATTAAATCAATTGCAGCCTCTTCAGTGTAGTTTGAAGTGTTTCTTCTGAACTCGAACTCTTCGAAGTCAGCAGTTACAGTCATTGCTGTAATTGTCCAAGTCGCCAAGTCGATGTCTGTTGAAGGGTCAACAGTTACATTGTCTTGGTCGTTAATATAAATTTTTGTAATGCTTCCTATATTGTTGTCGCATCCTTTGATTATTGCTTCTATTGTCGTGCAGGACATATCTATAAGTATTAAAAAAGGGGTAAGGGCGAACCCGAACCCCCTTAAGATTATTAATTAAATTAATTAGTCAAAACAAACTGAATAAACTACTATCTCAGCTGCATTTGTATAATGGAAACCAACCTTCATATTTGCGCGAGTTCTCAAGTAAGGCTCTGCAACTGTGTCAGTCAAGTTAACCGCTTTCAACGCTTTAGAATCTCCTTCTCCGTCAAATGCGTAGATAAGGTTATTCTTAAGTGTCAACACCATTGTTGAAGTTGGCATTCCTTCAGCAACAACAACTTTTATCCCTAAGAAAGTCAATCCTAAAGGAAGCGTTACATAAGTTTGAGTATTTCCTGAAGCAGCAGCAAGTTCGTAAGCAGCAGCAACGTCAGCAGAAACGTAGAATCTTAAGTCTGATTTTCTACGGATAACCGCAGCTGGAGCAGCATTGTAAGTTGCAGCCATTTCATCGATAACATTTGATGCATTGATTGTGCCGTTATAACGTCCTACAACATCACCATCATTGCAAAGTTTCTTCAAGTAACCATCACACAAAGAAAGAACAGCGTCTTCGCTTCCTGTGTCACCTTGCCAACGAATAAGTTCTAAATCTTCTTGAATCTTCAAAGACATTTCGTTCCAATAGTAATTCATAAAAGAAGCTACCGTAAAGTCACCGTTAGAACCTTGAGCCATTTGCAAAGATACGAACGACTGCTCTAAATCAAATTGACAAATTTGACTGAGACCTGAGAGCGCACATACCGTTATATCGATAGCGTCCAAAGAATCGTTAGGTGCTGAAAATGAGCAAGTTGAAGGCGCAAGAATATTTCCGAAAGTTACGTTAGCCAATTTAGTTTCTGATTTAATTCCAGGCAAAGTGCGGTAGTTATCAACGATGTCTTCTGTTAAATAAGCACGAGAGTAAAACTCGTCAGGGTTAGCACACAAAAGTGCGTTTGTTTCGATGTCCAAATCGAATTTTAGTTTTCTGTTCATTTTAGTTTTCTTTAAATAATTGTCTGTATTTTTTCATTTTGTCAATTGCGGAAAATTTTTGCTCCGACAATTCAACTTCTTCTGTTTCCGTTTCTTCAACAACGGGAATCAATGCTTTTACTTCAGCGATGGCTTTCATTAACTCGGTAGCCATTGCATCTAAAACTGGTTGTACGATAGCAAGAACCGCTTCAGAATCCGTTTGAGGGTCAACTGCCATTGCAATTTCTTCCTCAACTTTTTCTTCAACTTCCGCTGCCGCAACCTCTTCGGCTTCAACTTCAGCTTCTACGACTTCCTCAGCCATTTCTGCTTCCATTTCCGCTGGAACTTCTTCCTTAATCTCGATAACTTCTCCGTCTTTTACAACGTAGATTTTACCCTCAATTAAGTGTTCTCCATCAGGTAACTTCATAGAAAATTTATTTATATTATTACTTAATTTAAGACCTAAGAAACCCTCAATACTGAAGCCTACTTGGTCTTTATTTACCAACTCTTGGTAATATTCTTTGTCTGTAATTTGAGCGGTTAACATCAAGGTTCCTTTTGGCACCTCTATTCCGTATGTTGAATAAGACTTGTCTTCTTTCGGATTGTCAACAATCCAAGCTTCTAAAATGTACGCTGGAACTTTCTTTTCTGTATGTTCAAGATTAAACAAATTTTGATTGTTTAGGTCTTGCATAAACTTAGAGTAAATATTCTCGATTTCTTGCTCGGTAAATTGAACAAAATACTCTTCGCCTTCGTCGTTCCTATATATATTCATTGGAATCATAGCGGGTGCTACAATTCGCATTTTAGGTTCGTCTTTAAAAAAGAAATTTTCAACAGCCTTAAACGCCATACCTTTGACCATAACGGCTGGTTTTGACGTAAACGCAATCATATCGATACCGAGTTCTTCGCCTTCGCTGTACTCTTCGTCGATAGTTATTTTATAAAGTGGTAAATCCTCTTTCATTACTTAATAATAGGTGTTATTTTATAAGTGTTATTTTTTTTATATTTGTTAAAAAAAAGCTATGTTAAAAATCGGAACGAAAGAAGTACCTAACGTAATTAATGAACTGACAATTGAGCAGTTTGAAAAGGTTTCAGAAATAACCAGTCAAGAATTAGACGCTTTTGAAAGGTGGGTAAATATATTCGTGTTTTTGGGTGCAGACGAAACAGAGGTAAACGAACTTGAATTCACTGAGTTTAAAGAAAAGGTTAAAGAGTTTAATTCGATTACCTACAAAGCATCTAAAAAGTTTTTAAAGTCGTTTGAACTTGACGGCTATACGTACAAAAGCCACGATAAGAAACTAAGTATTTCGGTTCGCGATATGAAACACATTGAAAAGATTATTAAGAACAACCCGAACAGTTATATTTCAAAAGTTATTGCGGTGCTATTTAAACGAACGGATTTAAAAGACCAAGAACACTACGCAGACGCACACATAAAACACAAAGCAAACCTATTTAAAAAACTAAACGCTGAATTTACACTTCCTTATATTGCTTTTATAGGTGAAAAAATGAAAGATACCGCTAAACAGATTAATGATGAAGTTGCCAAAGAGTTGGAATCAAATAACGGTTAACCAATTCACGGAGTTAGCAAGTTTAGAGGAAAAGGATTTTGATAGCGTTTTCGAAATGCAAGTCGAGACGCTTTCTATTTTACTTGACGAAGACCCCGAAGACCTTTATGACCTTGAAGTAGACGAACTAAACAACGTATTAAAGGATTTAATTTGGTTAAGGTCAGAACCTCGTGTTAAAATCAACGAACAAATCGATAAATATACGTTTAAACCATTCGACAAAATAACACTTGGAGAATTTATCGACGCTGATTATTTCACGGTTAAAGACAAAATCGGAAATATACCGATTATTACAGCAATATTTTACAGGCAAACTAAACTTGACGAGTGGGGCAACCGTGTTTTTGAGCCTTATAATTATAATCTATTTGAGCGTTCTGAATTGTTTAAAGAAATACCCGTTACTGCGGTGTTTGGTTTAGTGTCTGAGTACCTTAAATTTCGAGACAGTTTTACTAAGCAATACGAGAATTTATTTGCGCCTCAGTTTGAAGGCGAAGAGGACACCGAAGATTTAACACCCGAAGAAAAAAAGGAAGTTGAAAACGAAAAGAAAAGAAGTAAATACGCTTGGGAAAGTTTAGTTTATAACTTAGCCGGTGAAGATGTCACAAAGGTAGACCAAGTTACCGACCTACCTTTGACGTTTGTTTTCAATATGCTCTCAATGAAGCACGTACTTAGTTAATAAGAACCTGGAGGAATCTGTAAATTCCATTTTCCTGAAGGGTCACCGTATAGATTAAAGCCGATTTTTATTTGTGGATTATTTAAGATTGTAGCCATTTGTAAAAGTGGATAATTCTCAAACTGCCAAGCAATATACTCGCCTAAAATTTCGCCAAATATTTGTTGAACACTTGCACTATTAACCCATTGTTGTGTTATGTCTTGAGGTGTAATAAATCCACCGTTCCAAAGGTCAGCTCCTTTGTCTTGAAATAAGTAATAATACAAGGCATTAACGGTTACATTTAATTCGTTTAGTTTGTCTCCTGTCATTGCACTAACTCGAATCGAATCGTAAAGCGCTCCCGTGTCAATTAAACCAAGTTGTTTAACCTCACGTTGTAAGGCTTTGGCAAGTCGGTTTCTTGTCGCGTATTTTACTTTAAACTTAGCCATTTACACTTCGTATTTTTCAAGTTCGATTTTAACCCACGCTTTTATCTCGTCGTCATCCCAAGTTATATTGTAAGTAAACCCGTCTAACGTCACTCCAAATATAGCGTTTTCAGTTACAAGTCTTATTTCAACGGAGCAAGTTTTGTCGTTTATAAAATCGTTTACATTAACCACTATAATAGTAGGGTTAGTTATTTCAACATTGAATTGTGAAAATTTATAAGTCATAATTAATTAAGTTAAAGTTGTTCCGTTTACTGTAAAGGTTCTTACTCTGAAATATGTATATGCGACTGAAGTTGTTTTACCAGTTATACCCATTAAACCGATATTATTTAATATATATGCTTGAGAAGTTGCGTTTAAAACAGTTGTTGAACTCCAGTAAACCCTACCCGAAAACGACAAATTTAAAGGAGAATAATTTAATAAGTTGTTTTGGTCGTTTGCAAAATTCATTAAGTTAAAAATCTCTTTTATGTTTGGTAATCTCCACCCAGTTGTAAAAGAACCTATTGAATAAGACAAAGAATTATCTATTGCTTGATTCCAAGTGTTACCCGTTGGAATTGCTATTCTTGAAATTCCAAGTACATTAGAGCCGTTGTAAGTAGACCAGTCAATTATAATATTATTAGTGTACGTTTGACCCCCTAACTCATCGGTAAATCTATTCGTGTTTCCAAATGGATTATTTGAAGCAAGTACCGTGAACGATGTTGCACGTCCAGCCTCAAGGTCTCCGTCGTCGCCGGTGCGAAAACTCGTTGTCTGTCCCGTCTTCATTAAGGTTGCACCAACGGGAGCGAAAGACGAAGTATTTATAACTGCGGTAACGTGGTTTGAATTACCGTTATAAGTTACCGAAGTTGGGTTTAAGTTGCTTCCGTTTTGGTCGTGAATTCTAATGTCAAGCGGGTCTGTTGCGTGAATCTCAAAAGGAAAAGCTTGGTTAACTGTAATGTCGTTATTTGCTACCGTGTAAAGAGTTGTAGCACCGCTTGGAGTTGTGACGTTTGTAATTGTTCCGTCGTTTTCTTTCTTTAAATGAACTATTCCGTCAGGTGCAATTAATGTTTGGTTTGTAACGCTTGGAACTTGTGAACTCAAAACTTGAGTACCTAAAGTATTATTTATACTAAATGTAACGTCGGGAAGTTCTAAAGTGCCTTCAGCTAAAACATTTACAGCGTAAGTATCGTTTGAATTACTAACAAAAGAATCTTTAATACCTTGACTTAAATTACCACCGCTTGGAATCGTCCCCGAGTAAAGTGTATTGTTTAATGAGTCAAGAATTTCATAAGTTGCGTCTATACATTCAATAGGGTTTGGAACTTGAATTGTTAAACTTTGACCGCTTGGAATTTCACCTTCTTGGATGTCTGTTCCGTTTTCGTATTCAACTAAATAACTTGCGGGTAAACATTCGTTAACAACTGGTGTAATTGGCTCTAAAGGAATCGCACAAACTGAATACTGGTCAACCTCAAAAGTAAATGTACCAACCCACCCTGCAACATAATCTAAATCAAAGTTGTTAAGTGGGGTCATTGTCGGGTCTGTTAAAACTGTAACGCTTAAATCTGTCCCGTCTGTGTAATATAAATAAAGGTCGTTTAATATAAGTTGTGTATCGCTTAGAATCGTGTTTATATTGGCACGGTCTTTCTGAATAATATCTACACAATAAACGTCTAAAGTGAAAACGTTGGTATTCATTCCACTTATCTCAGACGTAGGAACAACGTAAACCAAAGGATAACGCTCATCCATCGTTGAGAAGTTCGGCATTTGTTCTCTAAATTCACCGCCAAATTTTTTAACTTGAAGGTGATTGTTAAAGAATGTTTCGAGTTTATTTAATAGTGCGTAATAGCTTGTCATAGTGTTGCGTTTTCTTCCATTCGTTTAACCCTCGATTGACTGTTTGTGATATCGCTTTCAACAACAACCGCTTTAATTACTTGCTGACTTTCTACACTCTGAGTGCTTGTCACCGTGTTCATATTGTTGGACTGTCCAAATAGGTTTGTTTGTGGGGTTGCTGGTTGAACACCTCCACCGCCACCACTTGCACCAGCACCGCCTGAAGCGTTCGAAGCAGTTGCACCTTTGAATTGTGTTGCTGAAATCTTTTTAATGTTTGCAATACCAGCAGCTGTAACCATTGCCGCAGCGATAGCGCCACGAATAACGCTCGTAGGGTCGCCAGCTACTATCTGACTTGTATACGCTGAAACAGCACCTTTCAAAGTATCTATAACAGCCATTGCAATGTTTGCCGCCTTATTAACTTTAAACGCTTTCTCTTGTTGTTTCTCGCTTTCTCCAGCGAATGCGCTTACAATGTCGTTAACTGCGCTTAAACCGTCTTTTGTAAAGTCTGCTATTTGGTTACCTTTGTCGATAATCGATTGAATCTCGTCCGCTTTCGCTTGGTCGTTTATTGCTTTTACTTGTTCCGTTAAAGATTTTTGTAGTTGAACTTGTAAAGCTGCGTCGTCTTTTGCTAATAACATCTTCTCTTCGTACCACGCAGCAAGGTCGTCAAGTTCTTTTTGTCTTGCAGCATCCTCTTCATTCATTAAAGTATATGCTACTTCGCTTCGTAAATCTGCAAGGTCTTTTTCTTTCTCGTCTCTTAGTTCTTTATCTTCGTCGAAAAACTTTTGCTCTAAAGCTAATTGGTCTGTGAGTTGTTGGTCTTGTAGTTTCTTAACTAATTCAGCATTTGCTTCGTTTAATAAAATCTTTTCGTCGTACCAATCGTTTAAAGCGTCTCTTTCCATTTGGCGAGAAGCCTCAGTTTCTGAAAGTGTTTTGTAATTTAACTCACGCAGAAGGGTGTCCATTTCGGCGGCTTTTTCTTCAGCCGTCTTTCTTTCCTCTTCATCAAACTTGTCATTAACCGCTTTGCGTTCTGCGTTGTAATTGGCTAATAACGTGCTGGTATCTTGACCGTATTTTTTAGCAAGTGTGAAAGCCTCTTTATAATTCTTGTCAATGTCTTCAAGTTCTTGCTTTCGTTCGCTTAGTTGACTGTATCTATATTTTTCCTCAACCTCTTGAATCTTTTCTAAAGCCTCAAGCCTTTCTTCTGCTGCCTTTGCTCTATCCTCTGCGGTCTTTTGTATTTCTTCTTGCTGCGACTTTTCGTAGTTAATCGTTAAAATCTTCATTTGATTAGCAGCGTCAAGCCCTAAATTCAAAGAGTCGTTTACTTGTTTCTTAAAGTCGTCTCGTCTTTTT